TGAAAACTGACATAAAATCGATTATTATAATAATATAAATCAATTAACTACATCATGACTGCCCCATTTGAATTAAAGATGACCGAACAAGAAGCATTCGACGGATTAAAAAAACAGTTTGGTACCGAGTTCACAACACCAGAGGTTCGTGCATTCTGTGCTATGAACGATATTGCTTATGCTACTGTCACTCGTAAGATTGCACAATACAAAGTTAGTAAAGGTAAGTGGAATCTAACTCTTCAAGAGAAACTTGAGAAGACTTACGAAGCACCATCTGGACATCCAGTAGCAGAGAGAAACCTTGTTCCTGACAAAGACCCTAACTATGTTCCTTTTGGCAACTACACAGATGTTAAAAAGATCATTCAATCTAAAATTTTCTACCCCACATTCATAACTGGTCTTTCAGGAAACGGTAAAACATTCTCAGTTGAACAAGCATGTGCTGCTCTAAATAGAGAGTTAATACGTGTGAATATCACAATTGAGACAGATGAAGATGACCTCATTGGTGGATTCCGTCTCGTCAACGGTGAAACTGTTTGGCATAATGGTCCAGTCATCGAAGCCTTGGAGCGCGGTGCGGTTCTATTGCTTGACGAAGTTGACTTGGCTTCCAACAAGATTCTTTGCCTTCAATCAATCCTCGAAGGAAAAGGAGTCTTCTTAAAGAAGATTGGTAGATTCGTTAGTCCCGCTCCTGGTTTTAATATTGTTGCTACTGCCAACACAAAAGGTAAAGGTAGTGATGATGGTAGATTCATCGGTACTAACGTATTGAACGAAGCATTCCTTGAGAGATTTGCTGTTACTTTTGAGCAAGAGTATCCATCAGTTGCTACTGAAGTTAAGATACTTGAGCGTGTTGCTGCTAAAGCAAATATCGTTGCTCCTGAGTTCTGCAAGAGACTTGTAGATTGGGCAGACATCATCCGTAAAACCTTCTATGATGGTGGTATAGATGAAGTGATCAGTACTCGTAGATTGGTTCACATTCTACATTCCTACAAAATCTTTTCAAACAAAGAGAAGTCAATTCAAGTTTGCATTAATAGATTCGATGCAGAGACTAAGCAATCCTTCTTAGAATTGTATGACAAAGTTGATGTAGAGTTTCAAATTTCTAAATCCGAATTAAACGATGAATCTGTGGAAAAATTATAAAGGTGCACTCCACGAAATGTTCCCTCTGCATTGTGCAGATGGGGACGTTTGGGCACAATGGGAAAGTAAAGGAACTTCCCTAACAGCAAAGACCTACACAACTCCTTACTTTATCAAAGCAAGAGAAGTTGAAATATGGGATGATAAAAGCTGTATCTACAACAACATCATATATCCAAAGACGGGCAGTAACCTGCCCTGTTTTGGTATGGACTTGATGGGATTTTTTCAAAAGAAAGTCATTATAGTTTTTGACTATCAACATCCAGTAGAAAACTATTTGTTCTCAGTTGATGGATTACCAAAGAGTGAAGGAGACTATCGTTTCTTTGAACCTGGTAATCACTTCTCTGAGAATGTTTATATTGCTAAATGCACTATGGATGAAGTCGATGACCACTTGGAAATGTTTAAGACTTACTTGACAAAGTACAAGGATATGATAGAATTAGAGAAACCCACTGGTACAGATACCAGTGTTTATAAGGACTTCGATGCTTACATGACTAAACTTGATCCTGTATCAGGATACCTGAAAGGAAAGTTTGGAGAAGATAAAGCAGAGAGTCTGGTAAACGATTTTCTATTTACATATGGTTAACGCATGGAGTTTGGCATATGACACTCTTAATGGAACACTTGATAAGGAGTATCCTATTTTGAATCATCAATTTAAATATCATGAGGAAGAGATCCTCAAAGACATAGAAGAATATATTTCTTCTACTTACAACGGACATTACACAGGTTCTAAACATGAGTACCGTAAAGTCCAGACAATAGATCTAATGGCATCTAGAGATCTTGCACCTCATTTCTGTCAAGCAAACATACTTAAGTATGGTAGTAGATATGGAAGTAAGAACGGTAAAGATAAAAAAGACTTGCTAAAAGTTATACATTATGCTATGTTATTATTACACTTCGACGACCACTATGGCAAACCTTCAATGACCAGTGGTAATATTGATCACTTTATGCCATGAAATTGAGAAAACAATTTACTATGAAACTATCTGAAAAAACATCTTCCATCCTCAAGAACTTTTCTTCTATCAATGGTTCTATTCTAGTTAAGGAAGGTACTTCACTCAAAACTATGTCTCCCATGAAGAATATTCTTGCGGAAGCAACTATTGATGAAGACATGCCAAGGGACTTTGCAATTTATGATTTACCGCAGTTCCTCAATACCATTGATCTGATGGATGGTCCTTTGCTTGATTTTACTAATGAACACTATGTTGTTATCAAACGTGAACGTAGTAAGTTCAAGTATTGGTTCTGTGATCATACCTTAGTTCCTTCACTTCCAGAGAAAACAATTGAGTTACCTAGTAGAGATGTTTGTTTTCAAATAGAACAAGAACAACTACGTCAATTGACTCGTGCTGCTGATGTTCTTGGTCTTCCAGATTTGTCTGCTATTGGCGATCGTGATTCTATCAAACTTGTTGCTCGTGATAAGAATAATCAAACTTCTAATGACTATTCAATTGAAGTAGGAAGAACAGATAAAGAATTCATATTCAATTTTAAAAGAGAAAATATTAAGATTATTCCAGAATCTTATGATGTTGTTGTCTCTAAGAAACAACTTGCTAGTTTTAGTAACACAAAACTAAACCTTAATTATTTTATTGCCCTTGAACCAGATTCAGTCTACAACGACTAAATCTATTATTTTGTTATGTCTGATTTTCTTTGGGTCGAAAAGTACCGACCTAAAACTATTGATGATTGTATTTTACCCACTTCTATTAAGACTACCTTTAAAGAGTTTCTTGAGAAAGGTGAGGTTCCTAACCTCTTACTATCAGGTCCTCCTGGTGTAGGTAAAACTACAGTTGCCAAAGCACTATGTGAAGAACTTGGAGCAGATTACTATGTTATCAATGGATCTGATGAGGGAAGATTTCTAGATACGGTACGGAACCAAGCAAAGAACTTTGCAGCAACCGTATCACTTTCTTCGTCTGCAAAACATAAAGTCATCATTATTGATGAAGCAGATAACACAGGGAATGATGTACAACTTCTCTTACGTGCTAACATCGAAGCATTTTATAATAACTGCCGATTCATTTTTACCTGTAACTATAGAAATAAAATCATTGAACCTCTCCACTCCAGATGTGCAGTTGTAGAGTTCAACATTAAAGGTAAGATGAAGAGTCAACTTGCTGCAAGTTTCTATGGACGTCTTAAAACTATCCTACAGAAAGAACAAGTTGAGGCAGATGATAAAGTCCTGATTGAAATTATCCAGAAACACTTTCCTGACTGGCGACGTATTTTAAATGAGTGTCAGCGATACTCTGCTAGTGGAAAGATTGACTCTGGCATTCTTGTTGATATGTCAGATGCCAATACCTCTGATCTTATGGGTTTCCTCAAAGATAAAAATTTTCAGGAGGTTCGTAAATGGGTAGTTGCTAATCTGGACAATGATATGGCATCTCTTCTTAGAGGTGTCTATGATGCCCTTTCAGATCATATGGAAGGTCCTGCAATGGCAGCAGCAATTTTAATTATTGCAAAGTACCAATATCAGGCAGCATTTGTTGCCGACCAAGAGATTAACCTTCTCGCTTGTTTAACTGAAATTATGGTGGAGTGTGAATTCAAATGACTAAAAGCCCAAACAAATTTATAAGAAAACGTGAAAAGATCAGAGCACAAATGAAGTCCAGATTCTATTACTTGTTCTGGGGTGCAGCAACTGTATCTGTATTTGCAGGTCAGATGTATGTTGGATCTGGATATCGTAAAATGTCCAACTCTCTTGACATTCTTGTCAAAACTTACATCAATAGACCAAGAACTGCGCCAGCAGAAAAACCCTTATATCAAATGCCAATCATCAAATGAAATATTTGAAGACTCCTCTTCGATATCCTGGTGGTAAGTCAAGGGCAGTTCCTAAACTCTTCAAATATTTCCCAGACATGAGTAATATTAAAGAGTACAGAGAACCTTTCCTTGGTGGAGGTTCTGTTGCTATTGCTATCACTAAACAATATCCTGACATTGATATTTGGGTCAATGATTTATATGAACCATTGTACAATTTCTGGGTTGAGTTGAGAGACAATGGTGATTATTTGCACGATCAATTACAACAATTAAAATCTAGATTTCCTGATCAGGGTTCTGCCAAGGGATTATTTCTAGATGCAAAAGAAATAGTTACAGACGAAACCCAAAAAGATAAGGACAGAGCAGTTGCTTTTTATATTATTAATAAGTGTAGTTTCTCTGGTCTCACTGAGAGTTCGTCCTTCTCTCCACAAGCAAGTGATTCCAACTTCTCAATGCGAGGAATCAATTTCTTGCCAGAATATTCAGGATTAATCACCAATTGGAAAATTACAAACCTTAGTTATGAACAACTCCTCTGTGACGACAAACAAACCTTTATCTATCTCGATCCGCCCTACGACATTAGATCCAACCTATATGGTAAACGTGGAAACATGCACAAAGGATTTGATCACGATGTCTTTGCTAGTGATTGTGACCGCTTTATCAGTCCTCAACTCGTATCTTATAATTCGTCTCAACTGGTCTGTGAAAGATTCAAAGGGTGGGAAGCAGGACAATTCGACCACACCTACACCATGAGATCTGTAGGAACATACATGAATGATCAACAGGAAAGAAAAGAACTGGTGCTTTCAAATTATGGAACTTAAAGATTGGTTAAACTCGATCAACTATAATAAAGATGATCTTTCCGAAGACATCAAATCATATCCTCCTTACATTATTAACCGTTGTTTATCAGGACATATGGACTGCATAATGTTTGCTAATGAGATGAATATGTATTCACATCTTGACAAAGATATGCAATATTATTTTTATCTAAATAGTCTCAGGAAACGGAAAAGATTTTCTCCTTGGATCAAAAAAGAAAAGATCGAAGACATTGATTCCGTCAAACAATATTATGGATATAGTAATGAAAAGGCTAAACAAGCATTGCGTTTATTATCAGAAAGTGAACTCAACTACATTAAGTCAAAGCTTGACATTGGAGGAACTAAATGACGGTATCTGAACCCCAAGTATCTTGGTCGCAAAATAATATGGTTGAGGTCTCCCTCAACGAACCAGATGATTTCCTAAAAGTCAGAGAAACTCTTACTCGTATCGGTGTTGCATCTCGTAAAGAAAAAAAGTTATATCAATCCTGTCACATTCTACACAAACAGGGTCGTTACTATATTGTCCATTTTAAAGAGCTTTTTGCCCTTGATGGGAAGCATGCAAATCTTACTATTAATGACGTTCAAAGACGTAATCGTATAGCACAACTGCTATCTGACTGGGGATTAATTACAATTGTATCGGAGAGTGAAGTTGGAGATATTGCACCACTAAATCAAATTAAAGTACTGGCATTTAAAGAGAAGGGAGAGTGGACACTAGAGTCCAAATATAATATTGGTCGTAAGAAAACTGCTGCCGAAAGCGAATAACCGTAATGAAAAGGGAGGTTTTTACACCTTCCTTTTTTTGTGTCTTAACCTATATAATAATTGAGGATGCCTAATGGGTCCTTATTAAAAAAACAGACGCTTAAGGAGGTCAATTATGTGGACGACTAGCATGAGGAAGTATGGTGTAAATGACATTGTACAATTTCTAAATGATGTAGAAAAAACTACTATTGGTATGGATGAGTGGGTGCAAAGACTTGCTGCACAACATACAAGTGAAAGGTCATCTTATCCCCCATACAATCTAGTTAAAGAATCAAATACGGATTTCAAACTTGAAATCGCACTAGCAGGTTATCACAGAAAAGACATTGATGTTTATTCTGAATTAAATAAATTAGTTGTTGAAGCTAAAAAAGGTGATGATGATAATTCTGAGTATGTACATCGTGGATTAGCAAGACGAGCATTTACTCGCACATGGACATTATCTGATGATGTCAAAATTGACAAAGTAGATTTCACGGATGGTTTATTGACGATTAGTTTAAAGAGAATCATTCCCGAACACCATAAGAAGAAGGTGTACTCGATCGGAGAACCTCAACTCTTGAACGAATAAATAATAAAACTCAAAGGACTCTTGACAAAAACCAAGAGTCCTTTTATAATGCTAACATAACCTTATACAAATATGACAGTATCGATCGTTTACTTAATATCTGGTGAAACTCTCATTTCTGGTGTGGAAGAAGTCTTGGTAGGTGAAAGACTTATCGGATACAGACTTCATAACCCACATAGACCAGACATCATGATGGATGGACAAGATCCTGGTATGGCTCCTGGTCCTGGTGGTGCAGATCAAGATGGTGACTCTGATAACCTAAGAGACTTGTATGGTGGTCATGGTAAGAACCCTATGATGGGTGATCCTTCTAGATTCCTAACAGATAAGAACCCTCTACTTAAAGAAAAGAAACTAAAAGACAATGAACAGGAAATTGATATTAACCTGATTCCATGGCAACCTCTTGCTAAAGAAGCAGTGTTTACTATTCCTGCAGATAAAATCATTTGTGTCTATGCACCAGTCAGAGATTTGGAAGCAGCATATCTTGAAAAACTAAATGAAGAAGGTGGTGAAGATCCTTCTAGCAAGAAAAAGAAGAAGTCTAAATCAGTCAAACAAATCTTGAATGAATTGGGGGATAAAGCAGCAGAATGATAAAAGTTCTCCTTTTAAAGAATGGTTCAGTTTTAATTACTGAAATTGAAGAAGTGACAGCAGAACTAGGAGAACCTGATTGTAAGTTAGTCAATCCAGTAGAGATCCTAGACACAGAACCTCTCCAGTTGAAGAAGTGGTTACATGCATATACCACTCAGACATCAAGTATGCTATCATCAGATAGTATCCTAACAATAGTTGATCCTCACAAAACTATCTTGGATGATTACAAAAAGTTCTTGACTAAATGAAGTTCTACACAAATGTCCAACTAGTCGGAGATGATTTCCTTGTTCGTGGTTACGATAATGGTAACTACTTTCAGACAAGAGAAAAGTTTTCTCCGACTCTTTTTATGAAATCTCCTAAGAAGTCTAAGTACAAGACTCTATCAGGAGAAACAGTTTCACCCATCAAACCTGGTAGTGTGATGGAATGTAGAAACTTTATTGAAAAATATAGTGCTGTAGAAAATGTATCAATATACGGAAATGATAAGTACATCTATCAATATATTTCTGAGAAGTACCCACAGGAAGAAATTAAATTTGATGCATCTAAGGTAAGAATATTTACGATTGATATTGAGGTAGCATCTGAAAATGGTTTCCCTACCACAGATGCAGTTGCCGAAGAGATCCTTGCAATTAGTATTCAAAACTCTGCAACAAAACAAATTGTTACATGGGGTCAAGGTGCATTCGTAAACAAGAAAGATAACGTTAGTTATATCAACTGCAACAGTGAAGTACACCTTCTACGTTCCTTCCTTGCTTTCTGGACAAAGAACTATCCAGATGTGATTACTGGTTGGAATTGTAACTTATATGATATTCCTTATATCTGTGGTCGTATAGATCGTGTCCTAGGTCAAAAAGAGATGAGGACATTTTCTCCTTGGAATATGGTAAGAAAAGGTATCATAAAGATTATGGGACGAGAACATGTTTCTTATACTGTGTCTGGAATAGCATGTCTTGATTATCTTGATCTCTATAAGAAGTTTACTTATAAGGCACAAGAGTCTTATAGACTAGATTATATTGCTGAAGTTGAACTTGGTAAGAAGAAACTTGATCACTCTGAGTTTGATACATTCAAAGACTTCTATACAAAAGGTTGGCAGAAGTTTATTGAATACAACATCATTGACGTAGAACTAGTTGATGAGTTGGAAGACAAGATGAAGTTGATTGAACTTGCCCTGACTATGGCATATGATGCCAAGGTAAATTATATTGATGTTTTCTATCAGGTAAGGATGTGGGATACTATCATTTACAATTACCTGAAACGAAAGAATATTGTTATTCCTCCAAAGGAAGAAAATGATAAGATGGAAAGATATGCAGGTGCATATGTGAAAGAACCAGTGCCAGGTGTTTACGATTGGGTTGTTTCCTTTGACTTGAACAGTCTGTATCCACATTTAATCATGCAGTATAATATTTCCCCAGAAACTTTACTTGAAGAAAAGCACCCTTCAATTACAGTTAATAAGTTACTCAAAGAGAAACTAACTTTTGAAATGTATAAGGACAATGCAATTTGTGCGAATGGTGCAATGTTCCGTAAAGATAAACGTGGATTCTTACCAGAACTAATGGAGAAGATGTATGGTGACCGTGTTATATTCAAGAAAAGAATGCTTAAAGCGAAGCAAGAGTATGAGAAGAAACCTACTAAAGCTCTTGAAAAGGAGATCTCTAGATGTAACAACATTCAAATGGCAAAGAAGATTTCTCTTAACTCTGCTTATGGTGCTATTGGTAATCAATACTTCAGGTATTACAAACTAGCAAATGCTGAGGCAATCACATTATCTGGTCAGGTTTCTATTCGTTGGATTGAACAACGCATGAATCGATACCTAAATAAACTTTTGCAAACGGAGGAAGTAGATTATGTTATCGCATCTGACACCGACTCAATCTATCTTAATCTTGGACCTCTTGTTAATAAACTTTTTGGTGATGAGTCTAGCAACAAAACAGCAGTTGTGGGGATACTTGACAAGATCTGTAAAGAAACGTTGGAACCGTTCATTGAGAAATCCTATCAGGAACTTGCTGATTACGTTTCTGCGTATGATCAGAAAATGAGTATGAAGCGAGAGAACATCGCTGAACGTGGTATCTGGACAGCAAAGAAAAGATACATTCTAAACGTATGGGATAGTGAAGGAGTTAGATATGAAGAACCAAAACTGAAGATGATGGGTATTGAAGCAGTCAAGTCATCAACACCTGCTGCATGTAGGAAGTTAATTAAAGATGCCTTGAAGATGGTTATGGAAGGAACTGAAGATGAAGTGATTGATTTTATTGCAGACTCTAGAAAGAACTTTCGTTCAATGAGTCCAGAGGAAGTTTCATTTCCAAGATCTTGTAGTAATCCTAATAAGTTCAAAGGGGATGCCGACATCTATGTGAAAGGTACTCCAATTCATGTAAGAGGGTCACTGCTCTTTAATCACTATATAAAAAAGAATAATTTGGATCAAAAGTATTCATTGATTAACAATGGTGAAAAAATTAAATTCTGTTACTTGAAGATACCAAACCCAATTCAGGAAAACGTTATTTCGTTTATCCAAGACTTTCCACATGAACTGGGTTTAAACAAATATGTAGATTATGACACTCAGTTTGACAAGTCGTTTTTAGAACCCTTGAAAATTATTCTGGATGCTATACAATGGAAAGTTGAAAGAAGAAACACATTGGAGCAATTTTTCGTATGAAGGATCAAGCATCTGTAGGTCAAGAATCACCTACTGTAAAATATCAAAGAGCATTAGATCTCTTTACAGAATCAGTTATGAAACCAGATCATGACCTTCGTGGTTGTGCTCACAATCAAGGTTGTTACGAAGACTTGATGGAGATACGTGAACACGTTTTGAAATATCTTCATACATTGAAATCAACACACAACTTTCAAAATCCTGACGAGTCAGATATAATTGAAAGTGAAAAGTTAGAAGAAGAAGCACCCTTATCAAAATGGCGATAGTGTGCTATAATATTTTTAGATACTTTGATTATGGATTTTTTAAAAGAAATTGTAAAAGAAATTGGTGACGAGTACACCCAACTTGCATCGGAGGTAGAATCAACTGAAGAATTTATTGACACAGGTTCGTACATTTTTAACAGCCTTGTATCAGGCTCTGTATTTGGCGGTGTATCTAGGAACAAGATTACCGCTATTGCTGGTGAAAGCTCTACTGGAAAGACTTTCTTTTCGTTGGCTGTTGTCAAAAACTTTTTGGATAATAACCCTGATGGTTACTGCCTTTATTTTGACACCGAGGCTGCTATCAACAGGGGACTCCTTGAGTCTAGAGGAATTGATCTCGAAAGGTTCGTTGTTGTCAACGTGGTAACAATAGAAGAGTTTAGATCAAAAGCATTAAAGTCTGTTGACATATACCTGAAGACAGATAAAGAAAAACGCAAACCTTGTATGTTTGTGCTAGACTCATTAGGTATGCTTTCTACTGAGAAAGAAATTACCGATGCACTCAACGATAAACAAGTCCGAGACATGACCAAATCTCAATTGGTCAAAGGTGCATTCCGAATGCTTACCCTTAAATTGGGTCAGGCAAAAATTCCTATGATTGTTACTAATCATACTTACGATGTTATTGGAGCTTATGTACCTACGAAAGAAATGGGTGGAGGCAGTGGACTCAAGTATGCTGCATCTACAATCATCCATCTCAGCAAAAAGAAAGAGAAGGATGGCACGGAAGTCATTGGAAACCTTATCAAGGCAAAGACTGCTAAGTCTCGTTTAAGTAAGGAGAACCAAGATGTTACAGTACGACTTTATTATGATCAACGTGGACTTGATCGTTATTATGGTCTCCTTGAACTTGGAGAACTTGGTGGTCTTTGGAAGAATGTTGCAGGTAGATATGAGATGGATGGTAAGAAAGTATATGCCAAAGCAATATACAAAGATCCAGAATCTTATTTCACTCCTGAGGTAATGGAGAAGTTAGACGCTATTGCACAACAACATTTTGCTTATGGAGAAAATTGAACTTACTGTTCTTAGAAACTTCTTAATCAATGAGTCGTATTCTAGAAAGGTTCTTCCTTTTATTAAGGATGAATACTTTGAACTAAGATCAGAAAAAATTATCTTTCAGGAGATTCACAAGTTTATCACTGAATACAATAAGATGCCAACGAAGGAGATTCTTGGTATTGAAGTTGATAACAGAGATGATCTTAGTGGAGATGAATTCAGTGAAGTTAAAACAATTATCGATGACTTTACTGATGAACCTGTCAATAATGAATGGTTAGAAAAAACTACTGAGAAGTGGTGTAGGGATCGTGCTATCTATATCGCACTCATGGAATCAGTCATGATTGCTGATAATAAAGATAAAAATAAAAACCGTGATGCAATCCCATCAATTCTTTCCGATGCTCTTGCAGTAAGTTTTGATAATCATGTTGGTCATGATTACATTGAAGACTATGAAGAACGCTTTATTTCTTATCATGAAAAGAAAACTAAAATCCCCTTTGATCTTGAATATTTTAACAAGATTACGAAAGGTGGTCTTCCTAACAAGACTCTTAACATCGCTCTTGCTGGGACAGGTGTTGGTAAGTCTCTTTTCATGTGTCACATGGCTAGCGCCAATCTGCTTGACGGATACAACGTACTTTACGTTACAATGGAGATGGCAGAGGAGAAAATTGCTGAACGTATTGATGCAAACCTTCTGAACACAAACATTAAAGAAATTGTTGAACTACCAAAACAAATCTTTGATACTAAGGTAAATAACCTTGTAAAGAAAACTCAAGGTAAGTTAATTATTAAAGAGTATCCTACTGCAGGTGCACACAGTGGTCACTTCAAAGCATTACTTAATGAACTTGCTTTGAAAAAATCTTTCAAACCTGATATAATATTCATAGATTATCTAAACATATGTGCATCCTCACGTTACAGAGCAGGTAGTAATGTCAATTCGTATTCCTATATTAAAGCGATTGCTGAAGAACTCCGTGGTCTTGCAGTTGAGGCTAATGTACCTATCGTCTCCGCCACTCAGACGACTCGTTCTGGTTTTGCTTCTAGTGATGTTGACCTTACTGATACGTCTGAATCCTTTGGTCTGCCTGCTACTGCTGACCTCATGTTTGCTCTTATCTCGACTGAGGAACTTGAGGAGTTAGGACAGATAATGGTTAAGCAACTTAAGAATAGATACAATGATCCTACTGTCAACAAACGTTTTATCGTGGGTATTGACAGAGGAAAGATGAGGTTGTATGATTGTGAACAGTCTGCTCAATCAGATATTATCGACAGTGGAGAAGAAGAGCAGGTAGAAGATTCTAAATACTCTAAGAAATTTCAATCCCTTAAATTTTAATTATGCCTAGTTACACAAACCAGGTGCTTGGAAATGATCCCTTGAACATTGGGATTCCTGAACCAACACCACCCAAACGTCCAGAGAAACCACCTGAAGTAAAAATATATGATACACCATCAACAGGTGTTAGCACCGAGAAATACTTGGAGTTTGTTAATGCTGTCACTTCTGACGAGAGTAAACATGATGGTCATTTTCAAGATCGTCTAAAAAATCTAAAGTCAAAAGGTTTTGATACTAATAGATTTATTACTGCTGCTGTAGGATTATCTGCAGAGTCAGGTGAGTTTACTGAAATTATAAAGAAGATTGTTTTTCAGGGTAAAGAACCTACTGAAGAAAACCTCTTTCATTTGAAACGTGAACTAGGTGACATCATGTGGTATGTTGCTCAGGCATGTATGGCACTTGATGTTTCTATTGATGAAATCATTGAGATGAATGTAGAGAAACTCAAAGCACGTTATCCTGGTGGAGAGTTTGATGTACACCATTCTGAAAATCGTAAAGAAGGAGATTTGTAATGTTAACTAGACAAGTAGAAGATTCATTAAGAGCAGCACAAGAACACTTAAGAGATGCTCTTGCATTTGCAGCACGAGGTGAGAAACCTTACGTAGGAAAACACATAGGTTCTTTCCTAGCAGACATTGAGAACCTAATAGATGCACAAGATCTCATAGAACAGATGAGAGACAAGTTAGATGCACTACCTGATGATGCTAAATAGTTGAGTAGAATACTTAAAGATCATGAGCAGATTTTCAGATTTAGTTGGTGGCAAACAAGTTTTGACAGAAGTAATGCCAACTCCAGTGGTAGAGGAACCACCTAGACCAGAGGAAGAGGTAGCAGAATTTATTGCAGAATCACCTGTAAACTTTAAGTCTATGTCAAAAGACGAACTTGAAGACTATGGACGCACCGTAGGTATAGAGTTAGATAGACGACACAACAAGAGAAAATTAATTAAAGAATTAGAAGAACACTTAAAGGGGTAATCACCCCTTTTTTATTTTATTAGATTCCAATGGCAAAAGAATATTTCTCTTTAAGTAGATCTAAAATTTTGAATAAAGCTAGACCTTATCCAAAATTTAGAGAAACTATAATGAACATTCTTAAGAATGCTCCTATGAAAAAGGCAGGATTCATTGGTGATGCAAATTGGCAAGGTGGCAATAAAGCTTGGACAATAAAAGTTTCTGAACAGAATTTTGCTCATATTGTAAAGACTTTGGGAGAGAGCAACGGGAAGAAAAGCATGAGCAAAGGCAACCTCAAGGCAATGACTTATGAATTAGCAACAGGTAAAGTCCTCAATAAAAAGTTAGAATCAATTAAAGTAAAGTTTAGATCAAGTGGTAAAATACAACAAACTGCAGCAAGTACAGAAGAACAAGAAAAAGGAAGTGCATATATTTTTGATAGAGTAGTAACCAAAAGTGTAAGATATAAAACTTGGGAAGATATCGTCGATGACACTGAAGCACACGATGCCTTGTGTAAAATTTTTAGAGGTGATGTTCCTGACAGTTGGTTAATAAGTTACTTTGCACAACAAAAAGTATTACTGGATAAAGTTGCACCAGAAAAAGCAAGTAAGTTTTCTCATAGCGGTGGTTTCATGCAATATATTACAAACTTATGTTTAAAAAAATTCAATGCTGAACTTGGCCTCGGTGGTAAAAAAGATAGTTGGAACCCTGCTGATATATGGATTGTGTTTGGTAATCAGGCAAAAATACAAGAAGAATTAGAAAAATCTACCACAACTATACATGAACTTAATAGTACATTAAGACAAATGTTTCATGATAAAAGAGTGATGGGAATATCTTTGAAGAAAACTGGAAGGGTAGCATATTATGAAGAAGTTAATGTAGATAAAGTATATGGTCCATTTTTTATTCCTAATACTAAAGATTATAATTTTCCTGCTCCAATGAAAAATTTTACAGCAAATTTTAGAATTCCTTATGGTGATGATATGTTTACTCAGGATGTTAAAATAACTATTGAGGGTGGTGGGAAAACATTTGTTTTCCAAATAAAGGCTAACAGTTCTGATGCTAAAGATGGTAGTAATTTAAAATTTGAACCAACTGCAAAAGGTTCTGGAACTGCTAGACTTGGTAAAGCACCTGTTGATAAAGTATCTAAGATACTCAAAGATGATTTTAACAAAACTTTTGTAAATGATTATAGTGAATATCCCAAAGACAAAGAAGAATTTGAAGATAATAAAAAAAACAAAGGTGAGCAATACTTTAGGAAAGTTTTGATTAGTTTATTATCCGAAATAGATACTGACATGAATGATGTTAATGATGTGATTGCTAACATAAAGAAATCTTTTGGTGGTGCTAAAGATAGAGGAACTAATACTAGATGTAAATTGATGGGTTTAGATTTCTTTTATCAATGCTCTCAATTAAAAGATGAAGATAGAAGAGAGTTTATAACTGATATGATTTTCTTAGCACAGAAAAAAGCATTTGCAAAAGTTAATTACTTTGGTCCTTTTGGAAAGATCTATTAGTGCCACTATATAAAGTGTCTACATATGCCTGTACAATGGCATCAAATGCTGCTATAATAAGGATATGAAAAACACCCACCTAGAACATATAGAAGATGAGATCCTTAACAGAGGGTCTAAAGGTGGTAGAGATGTTATTGATTTTCTAGAGGACATTGGTAAGTTTCTTCACCAACGACCAAACGAAATCAACATCACTACCAAGTGGGATGGTGCGCCTGCAATTGTTTGTGGAACAGATCCTGAGACAGATAAGTTCTTTGTAGGCACCAAGTCAGTATTCAATAAAACTAATGCTAAAGTATGCTATTCGGACGGTGACATTGACAAGTATTATACTGGGCAACTTGCTTCTAAACTTAAAGCATGCCTTAGGCACCTTCCTAAACTCGGTATTGAAGGGGTCGTCCAAGGTGATCTCCTTTTTACAAACGACAAAAAATTATTATCTATCGGTGGAGACCGAGTTATTAGTTTCACTCCTAATACTATCACTTATACCATTCCTCTTGGTAGTTACCTTGCTAAAAAGGTATCCAAGGCGGTATTGGGGATCGTATTTCATACGGAATATCGTGGTGACTCCTTATCTTCGATGGATGCAAAGTTTGGATTCAGAAAGAATATTCAGGATCATGAGGATATCTTTGTTCCCTCTGCGAATTTTACTGACTCTGTTGGTGCTTCTAGGTTTAGTGCTATTGATAGGTTGAAGTTTGCTGCTCTAGTTTCACGTTCTCGTGGATCTCTAAAGCAAGCATCACTCTTTTTAGATTCAATGCAAAAGTCAGACTATGCAATGCCAACAATATTTAAAAAGTTTTTCAACTCATATGTCAGAGAAGGTAAGACACTAAAGAGTGCATCTGTTGTTGTTCGTGACTTCTCTAGGTATTATGCATCTGTTCTAGACAAAGAAGTTTCTTCTAAGAAGAGCAAATCTGGTAAGGATAAATATATACGTATCAAAACACTTGGTCTCAGGTTTATTGAGAAAAACCAAAGAAGCATTTATATGACAATTGCTTCTCACATGAACATTACACAAGCAAAAAACTTTATTATTCGTAGACTTGAACGTGCAAAATCTATAGGAACTTTTGTTCGTATCAACAATGGATATAAAGTAACTACTCCTGAGGGGTTTGTTGCTATCAAGAATGGTCGTGCCATTAAACTTATAGATCGTTTTGAGTTCAGTAGAAACAATTTTACAGTAGCAAAAAACTGGGATAAGAAATGAATTTTGTTGATTTCATTAAAGAAGCAACAAGCACTGCATCTCAACAGGCAGCACGTCTGGGGTTGCAGGGGAATGGTCATGGAGATTGGTATGATAACAATGGAAAACTTGTAGCAAAAACTGTAAAAGGATCTCTGAAATTTTTTGGTAAGAAAAAAGGTCCTGGTGAAGATGAATTAACTGGTCCTAAGGATTCAGTTTCTGGACAGAAAGTTCCTCATGATCAGCAACAGGCACCTGCAGAGGAAGAACCTGCAGAAGATCAACCAACAAAAGGTCCTCTAACTGTTGGGTTTGGTAGGTTTAATCCACCTACTATTGGACATGAAGCACTGTTAGGTGCAATAAAGAAAACTGCTGCAGATGGTGAATATAAAGTATACCCATCTCATTCACAAGATGCCAAGAAAAATCCTTTAGATTCTGAAACTAAAGTTGGTTTCATGAAGGCAATGTTCCCTGATCATGCAAACAATATTGTTCATGATACAAAGATGCGTACAATCTTTGATGTTCTCAAGTCTGCATACGCTGATGGTCATAGTGAAGTAAACATTGTTGTAGGTGATGATCGTAGATCAGAGTTTGAAAGTTTGGCAACTAAGTATAACGGTCAACTTTATAATTTTGAAAATATTAATGTTATTTCTGCAGGAAAAAGAGACCCTGATGCAGAAGGTGTTGAGGGTATGTCTGCATCGAAACTTCGCAAGGCAGCGATCGATGGTGACTTTGATACTTTTGCAACTGGTGTTCCCAAACCATTAGACAAAAAGATGACTAAAGAATTGTATAATACAGTTCGTAGAAACATGGGTGTCCAAGAAAATTCACTTTGGCAGATTGCACCTAAGTTAGACTTCCTTAATTTAAGAGAAAACTTTGTCTCTGGAAATGTCTTTGGTGTTGGTGATTTGATTGAAAATTTAAATCATGGTTTGATGGGAAGGATCATTCGTCAAGGTACAAATTATGTCATTGCTCTTACTAAAGAAGGCATGATGTTCAAGTCTTGGATCAAGGATATCAACGAGGTTCATGAGGTTGGCACCGACTCCTATAGGGAATATGTACAGAGAATGACGCCTCTTGAAAAAGTAAGATCTTTTACAAAGATAAATAAAAATAAGAAGAAATCAAGTAATCATTGAATTTAGCTATGTCTAATCCATTTTCGGAGGCATTTGGGGAGTTAAGAAGACCCTATCTCCAAGAAGAGTTACCCCCACGTAAAGCCAAAGGAGGTGCAGCACCTGCTGGATCGACTGCTGCTGCAGCTTCAAAAGATGAAGGTGGCGGTTCTGAAAAGAAAATAAAACAAGCAGTCTATGACATTAGATATAGAGCAAGAAGAGAAGATATAGAATTGCCAGCAGCATTTTCTCAGTACATGTCAAACACTAATATGAGTGCCATGGAAAAGAAAGCAGTAAGAGGAAAACTGTTTGGCGAAGCAAAGGAGACACTTGATTTCAGTTTCTTTTATGAAGATTGGGTAGATGAATTTACCGAAGATGAATTAGTTGAGATTTTTACCGAAGCATTAGTAGAGTGTGATGAAGATGAGTTTATAATTGAGTCAGTATTAGAACAGTTTGACACAGAGTTATTAACTGAAGCACCATCAAAGCATTCAGCATTTCCTAATGTTGCTGTACAAGCACCAGATAAAAAGAAGGCATCATCACCAACATCAAAACCTTCTGGAACTATAAACCATGCAGCTAAGAGAGTAGAAAAAGTTAGAGCTGCAATGAAGAAGGCAGGTCCTGCTGCTAAAAAAATTAAGTCTGGTTTAAAATCAGCAGCTAAAGGTGTAGGTAAAGCAGCAACAGGTGCTGTAGGTGTAGGTGCAAGAGCAGTTGGTACTGCACAAAGAGCAGGTAGTGCAGTCAAGAGTTCTGCCAAGAAAGGTTATGAAAGAGGTAAGTATGGTGCATCTGGTAAACCAGCATCTTCTGGTTCAACTGGTAGTTCATCATCTTCTAGCGATTCTGGTAGTGATAGTGGTGAATCTAAAGGTTTCACTAAATTCTCTTCTAAACCTGGTGGTAAGAAGAAGGGTGGTCTTGTTAGTGCCATTAAGAAAGGTGTTAAAAAAGTTGTATCTGCAACAGCAAGAGGTGCTGTAGGTGCAGTAAAAGGTGCAGTGAAAGGTGGATATGAAGGTGTCAAGAAAGGATTAAAGGATGAATACACCTATATGAATAATCCATTCCACAATGCATTTGTTGAGTATAGAGGTCTTAGTGAAGAACGTAAAGATGGTAAAGACAAAGTAAGAGTTACTGATAAGAGTGGTAAGTCTTATGTTAGATATGCAGATGCAGTCAAGAAGTCTGAACTTCGTGCAAATCCAAATATCCAATCTGTAAATCCAACTGATCACGGAACTCCATATGAAGGAGAGAAGAGAAAGGGACAGTATACTGCAAGAGCAAAAGCAGGTAAAAGTTTAGATCCTGTAGGTAAAGAAGATGGTGATGTGAACAATGACGGTAAGAAAGATAAGACTGATAAGTATTTGATGAAGCGTCGTGGTGCAATTGGTGCAGCGATCAAGAGTAGAATGAAGGAAGATCTTGATGTTCCTAGTGAAGAGATTACCGAGATTATGGGTAACACTAGCAACAATCCAAAGATAACTCCTAAGAAAGGTATTAAGAATACTGTAAAGGTTAATCCTGAATTAGGTGAAAGTGTTATTAAATTGGAAGATGTAGATGTCGTTGATCTTACAGATTTCCAAGAGAAGATGACTGATTCTCAGGTTGATAAGAAAGAAGATATCGTCAAAGGAATGAAAAAGAACTTTGCTGATATGAAGTCTCGCTATGGTTCTCGTGCAAAAGAAGTTATGTATGCTACTGCCACTAAGATGGCAATGAAGGATCACTGGGATCCTGAGCATGTAGAACCTCTTGCTACAGAAGATGCTAATTATGGTTATGATAAAGAAGGTAAATCCTTAAATCCTAAAGATAAGAAGAAAGAAGGGAAGAAAGAAACAGATTGTGCTATGTCTAAGGAAATAACACCAGACATGTCATCAGGAGAAGTTGCAACTAGAGTGAATCTCAAGAAAAATAAATTGAGAGCAATGGGTCTCAAGATGGAACTTGAACCTGAAGGTGAGAAGATTGATGAGGTAGCACCACTCGCTGCTATTCCCGCAGTGCTTGGTAAAGCAGCATTGGTTGGTGGTAAAGTAGCAATGGGTGCTGGTAAAGTAGCAGCAAAAGGTGCAACTGTAGCAGCAAAAGGTGCAGCAAAAGTAGCAAAACCAGTTGCCAAAGCAGCAGGATCAGCAACAAAAGCAGTTGGTAAAGCAGGTGTAGAAGGATTGAAAGCAGGAGCAAAAACCGCAGGTGAAACTGTAGCAGCTACTGCAGGTGAAATTGCTGCCAATAAAATGAAGAAGAAGGCAGGAATGACTCAAGAAGCATTAAATCCTAAGTTGCAAGCAATTCAAGATAAAGCAAAAGCAGATGTTGCGAAACGTGCTGCTGCAAGTAAAGCAGAAGGTGAGAAGAAAGCAAGTTCTGCTGCTGCATTCCAAGCACATAAGAAGTCTGTTATGGCAAAGGGTGGTCGTCCAGTAGACGCACTTGATTCTTGGCAAAAGAAAAAGATGCAAAAGGAGCATCATGAAAAAGATGCTAATGGTAAAGTCATTGAGCATCCAATAGAAGATAAGAAACCAGATACTACACCTTCATCAGTAGAAGAAGGTTATGGAAAGAAGAAAAAGAAAATGAAAGGGATGATTAAGGAGATCCTAGAAAAAGGAACAAGGGGTAAAGTAGACTTTAGATCTGGTGGACAAGTAAAGGATACTGGTAAGAAAACTTCTGATGGTACACCTGTCAAGAAATACGTACAGGCAATGAAAACTGATGAAGTGACTATACAAAACAAAGGCACTAAGGCATCTGGTGGTAAAAAGGCAAGAAAAAGGCCACAGTCACCATATGGTAAAGCACTTGGTGCACTTTCAAAACATCGTAGTCAACAGTGGAAATCTGAACGCAAAATGAAAGATGCCCGTAAGAGAGGTGACAAGAAAGAAGCAGACAAGCAATGGAAAAAAGCTCAGAGTTCGTATCATAAAAGACAGTCACAGTCCTCAAAACTATTTGATAAAACAGGTAGTTTCCATGATAGGGCAGACAATGACTAAAACTTTTAAGCAATTCAATGAGGAAGGTTACGATCGTATGCGTGACCGTGCTTTAGAGAAAGGTACTTGGAGAAGTAATCCAAAGAAAAAGGATGCAACTACAATGCCTCCAAGCAAAGAAATGATGAAGACAAAGAAGGTAAACACAGGACCTTCTGCATTTGATAGGGTGAAGAAAAAGATTACTGACAAGTATGGCAAAGGTGCCATAATGGATGTAAGTAAGAAGAAGTAAAAAAACTGGCTATATATTACAGTAATTACTGTATTATTATGACTAAATTTTTACTACCTATTGCTATCAATGTAATAAACAAGGCAGTAGATAAGATCCCTGAGGATCTAGAAGACAAACTAAAAGAGTTTGTGATTGCACTTCTTAAGAAGGCAGCTGCCAAATCAGGTAACAAAGTAGATGATCAACTAGTGGAAGCACTAGAGAAAGCACTACTTAACAAGTAAAAGATTGAGACTCCCATTGCTAGGGAGTCTCTTTTTGGTTTTTATAAATAATCTTAGAACAAAACTATTTTATCGGGTAAATCAATGGCACTCTGGGGAAAATCAGACGATATTTACTCTCCTGGTACTGTAAGCGTTAACTATGCAACCAAGGTTGTCACTGGTTCTGGCACATCATTTAGTGCGGCTTCTGTAGGAGATGTAATTTCTATTGGTGTAGGAAACACTTTTGGAGAAGCAGTTATTTCTGCTATTACTAATCAAACAACGTGTTCCATCGCTAGTACACAACATCTAAGTGGTGTTGCAATCGCTGCTACAAACTATACAATTTCACAAAAACCTAAGTCAACTCTTCACGACTCTCATTGGGGCGCAGCTGACATCTATGGTGTAGACGAAGGAGAAGTTGGTGTTGCTAGAACTACTGCATACTCTGTTGCACATGGTGGTTGGGTTGGACTTACAACTTATAATGACTGTGATGGTAACTTAAGAGTTAAGAGTGAAGTTTTAGTTGCAATGTCTGGTATTAGTACTGGATCTGCTGCATATGGTTCTGCTGGTGACGCTGCTGACGATACCTTCTTTGGCGATGCATAATAGATGATTTATGAAATTTCATGAATTGAACGAGGATAACTACCTTTTATTTGCCATTAAATATTACGACAATCCCCAGGCTGTTACGAAGGAGGATTTTGACGAAGACTTAAAAAAATTTAAGTATGTTAAAAGACTCCTAAAACGGTACATGAATACGGGAGTGTTGAAGACACATTTAATCATAAACCATTTAATTGTCTTGTTTAATGTATTTGATGAAGCAACTATTCCTTTGTTGTTTTATAAACTGGAGCCAGAACTGTGGCCAAGTGTCACAAGTTTCTTGATCTTTTTGAAGAGGGTACCTGAGTATCCACATACTATAATTCATGATATTGCACCAGATGAGTATTGTTTAAACGAGTTACAGATGATCTGATGGACAGACGACTAGACAAAATAATAAAATATTTTAGAGAGAATGCAATAGCAACAAGTGTTGCTACTGGTGCTGTCGCAGGTCTACCTCCAGATTCCCCACCCGTCCATAAAAAGAAAAAGAAGAAGAAAGTGATGAAGAGATATGGATAGTAATGGTGTCAATGCTGCTATAATAGAAAGACTCGAAAAAGTTGTTGAATCCTTACAGGACAATTCTGTCAAGATGGGTCAACTTCTTGCTGTGCATAATGAGAAGTTAGATAAGCAAGACCGTATCGATGCAGTATTGTTTGAGAAGGTAGATAATTTATCTCTTGATCTTAAGAGAGAAACAGAAGCAATAAAGAAAGGATGCGAGAGAGATATAAGAAAGGTAGATGATAGACTCCGTAACATAGAGAAGAAGATGTGGACAATTGCAGGTTCACTTACCATAATTATCTTTATGGTTTCTCCAATCATACAAAGGACTTTAAGAGGTGCGTTGACACCGCAGACAAATTCGGGTATAATAAAGAACCAGTAATATTCTTGTAATGGATCTAGTTGACCGTAAGTATGTCAATTTGATATCTTCTAGACTTCAAAAGTTCAAACAAAAGAATCCTAACCTATACAACTTCCGTTGTCCCATATGTGGGGACTCACAGAAGAGGAAGAATGTTGCCAGGGGATATCTTTATTCAATAAAAAACAATGCCAATTACAAGTGCCATAATTGTGGTGCTAGTATGTCGTTTTCTAATTTCTTGAAAACGATTGACCTAGGATTGCACAAGCAATTTGTGATGGAAAAATTTAAAGAAGGTCATACTGGCAAGGGAAGACATACACCAAATCCAAAGTTTGAATTTGAGACACCAGTTTTCAAATCAGTTGCTAAAATTAATTTACCTCTTTGTTCAGAGGTTGATTCTGCAAAGGAATATCTTGAAAAAAGAAAATTAGATCCGTCAAAATTTTACTTTGCATATAAGTTTAAAGAGTTCTGTAATTCATATAAAAAGACCTATGACACTATCGGTAGGGATGAACCGAGAATCATAATACCATTGTATCAAGACGGTAACTTGATAGGGTTTCAGGGTAGAGCAATTGAAAAAAAATCTGTGCCTAAATATCTTACCGTGATGATTAATGATAGTGCACCGAAGATCTATGGATTGGACAAAATTGACAATAAACTCTCTGTTTACGTCACTGAAGGACCGTTTGATTCAACGTTCGTATCCAATTCAATTGCTATGTGTGGTGCAGACGCTGATGTTCGCAAGTGGGGTGTTAATGATCCTGTATGGATCTATGATAACGAGCCGCGCAACAATGAAATTGTTAAAAGAATATCAACCACTATCGACAGAGGTGAAAGAGTTGTAATATGGCCAAACAATATTCATGAAAAGGACATAAATGATATGGTATTAGGTGGACAGAATATTATGAGTGTGTTAGAATCAAACACATATTCAGGATTAAAAGCAAAAATTAAATTTAACAACTGGAAAAAAGTATGAGCAACGGAACAAAGGTTAAAAAACGTGATGGACGCATTGAAAGTCTTGACTTAGAAAAGATGCACGTAATGGTAGAAGAAGCGTGTGAGGGCATTGCAGGTGTCTCTGCAAGTCAAGTAGAGATACAATCAGGTATACAGTTTTATGATGGTATTACTACAGGAGAAATACAAGAAATATTAATCCGTTCAGCAAGTGATTTAATAGATTTAGACCATCCAAACTATCAGTATGTTGCTGCAAGACTTCTTCTCTTTCAATTGAGGAAAAGTTTGTATGGTGGTCATAAAGAACTTCCTAATCTTCAACAACATATTACTACTTGTCAAGAGAAGGGAGTATATGATCCTGAAATCCTAGCAAACTTTAGTTTAGAGGAAATTGATGAACTAGATAGTTACATCGATCATGAGCGTGATAACTTATTTACTTACGCTGGTTTACGTCAGGTAGTTGATAAGTATTTGGTTCAGGATAGAAGCACTACTGCAGTATATGAAACTCCACAGTTCATGTACATGTTGATTGCTATTACTATTTTTCAAAACTATACGGAAAATAAATTAGATTACATCAAAAGATACTACGATGCCATTTCCAAACACAAAATCAACATCCCCACGCCCGTCATGGCAGGTGTTAGAACTCCTCTTCGGCAATTTGCGAGTTGCGTTCTGGTTGATGTTGACGACACCTTGGATAGTATTTTTAGTTCTGATATGGCCATCGGTCGCTATGTCGCTCAAAGGGCTGGTATTGGTATCAACGCAGGTAAGATCAGGGGTATCAACAGTAAAATCAGGGGCGGAGAAGTTCAACACACAGGTGTTGTCCCGTTCCTCAAAAAGTTTGAAGCAACTGTCAGATGTTGCACTCAAAATGGCATCCGTGGTGGATCAGCAACTGTCCACTTCCCAATCTGGCACCAAGAAATAGAAGATATATTAGTTCTTAAGAACAACAAAGGAACAGAAGATAACAGAGTTCGTAAGTTAGACTACAGTATTCAATTAAGTCAGTTATTTTACCAGAGATTTATTGATGATGGTGACATAACTTTGTTTAGTCCTCATGATGTACCAGGTCTTTATGAAGCATTTGGTACTCCTAGATTTGATGACGTATATGTTCGTTATGAAAATAATGATCGAATTAAGAAGAAGACTGTTTCTGCTCAGAAACTTATTCTAGATCTTCTTAAGGAGAGAGCAGAGACTGGTAGAATCTATATCATGAACATTGACCATTGTAACTCTCACTCTTCCTTTACAGATAAGGTTACGATGAGTAACTTGTGTCAAGAGATCACACTACCTACCAAACCATTAAATCACATTGATACTGAAGATGGTGAAATTGCCCTCTGTATTCTTTCTGCTATCAACGTTGGTAAGATTAATCGTTTGGATGAATTAGAGTCCCTCTGTGACCTTGCTGTGAGGGGTCTAGAAGAGTTGATTGATTATCAGGACTATCCAATTAGCGCAGCACAGAACAGCACTATAAATCGTCGTTCTTTGGGTATAGGTTATATTGGATTCGCTCATTACCTTGCTAAGAATGGTGCTAAGTATGATTCCCAAGAAGCACTGACTCTTACTCATGACCTGACTGAAGCATTCCAATACTACTTGCTTAAGTCTTCTAATGAGATTGCAAAGGAAAAAGGTGCATGCAAATACTTTAGATTCACTAAGTATGCTACTGGAGTTCTTCCTATCGATACATATAAAAAGGATGTAGATGAACTCGTCGCACCCGACTACAAATATGATTGGGAATCTCTTAGAGCATCTATCACCACCCACGGTCTTAGGCACTCAACATTGTCCGCACAGATGCCATCGGAGAGCAGTTCCGTTGTGTCAAATGCAACAAATGGAATCGAACCACCTAGAGATTACTTGTCCATTAAGAAATCAAAGAAAGGACCTCTTAAGCAGATTGTTCCGTCTTATGGGCACTTGAAAAATAACTACACACTATTGTGGGATATGCCTTCTAACGAAGGATATATCAAGGTCATTTCAGTGATTCAAAAATTCTTTGATCAGGCAATTAGTGGTAACTGGAGTTACAATCCAGAGAACTATGAAGGTAATGAAGTACCTGTGTCTGTGATGGCAAATGATCTACTAACTACATACAAGTACGGTTGGAAAACCAGTTACTATCAAAATACTCACGATATGAAAAGTGATGAGGTTGTTGATGTTCCACAGACAACCGAATTAGATAATCTATTAAACGACTTAGAACAAGTAGAGGAGGGAGAGTGTGAATCCTGTTCAGTTTAAATTGACAGAGAAAATGGAAACCCAGATAAAGGGTATGACGGTATTTAATACCGAACAAGTAGATACTAAAAAACAACCAATGTTCTTTGGACAACCATTGGGGATTCAACGTTATGACAGTTATAAGTATCCAGTATTTGATAGACTAACCACACAACAGTTAGGTTATTTCTGGAGACCTGAAGAGGTTTCCTTACAGAAAGATCGTGGTGACTATCAAACTCTTCGTCCAGAACAAAAGCACATCTATACTTCTAACCTGAAGTACCAGATCATGCTTGATTCTGTACAGGGTCGTGGTCCTGGCATGGCATTCATCCCATACTGTTCCTTACCAGAACTAGAAGCATGTATGGAAGTATGGGGTTTCATGGAGATGATCCATAGTAGATCCTACACCCACATCATAAAAAACGTGTATGCAAATCCTAGTGATATACTTGACAAAATCTTAACTGATGATAGAATACTCGAACGTTCTGCAAGTGTTACCCGTTCTTATGATGACTTTGTTAATTCTGCCCAAGAGTATGGAACTTCTGCAGCATGGAGACATGCTCAAGAAGGTGCAGGTCACTTTAAACAAGATAGATATGAACTCAAAAGGAAACTATATAGAGCAATTGCTAATGTAAATATCCTGGAGGGTATTAGGTTCTATGTATCGTTTGCTTGCTCGTTTGCGTTTGGTGAACTCAAACTTATGGAGGGATCCGCTAAAATTATCTCTCTCATCGCACGAGACGAAAATATCCATCTTGTCATTACTCAAAACATCCTCAACAAATGGAAAGAAGGTGATGACCCAGAGATGGCAAAAATTGCGAAGGAGGAAGAGGAATGGGTAATCTCTATGTTCGATGCAGCAGTCAATGAAGAAAAGCGTTGGGCAGACTATCTGTTCAAGGACGGATCTATGATCGGTCTAAACGATAAACTACTATGTCAATATGTAGAGTGGACTGCTAATCGTCGTCTGAAGGCAATTGGTATCAAACCACAATACGATATTGCTGCTAGAAACAATCCATTACCATGGACACAGCACTGGATCTCATCAAAAGGATTACAAGTTGCTCCTCAAGAGACTGAAGTTGAGAACTACCTAGTTGGTGGTATCAAACAAGACGTCAAAAAAGACACATTCTCAGGTTTCTCACTATGAAATACGATGACTCCAACTGGAGAGAAGAATACAAAGGATACACCAATAACAAAAGGTATCTAGAATTACTTGAGAATGGACCTAAGAGTCTTTCTCAAGCATGGTTATTGGGTGCATTGCATAATGAATGGAAAAAAATGAAAGGTTATGACAAACTTGATCCAAAAGAAAATGAAGGTCAACACCAATCATCACTGAAAGAATTTTTTACGAGTCAAAAAGATCAAGGTTTATGATTAAATGGTTGAAGGAGGAGTTTACGAAAACCCCTGGTTATATGAGGGTAAACCTTTCTCTTCTGATGATATTGGCGAGTTCTTCGGTTTTGTCTACAGGATTACAAATACAAAGAACGGTAAGCAATACATCGGAAGAAAGTATTTCGTACAGAAACGAAAACCTAAAGGAGGCAAGCGACGTGTTACGTCAGAGTCTGACTGGAAGCGGTATTACGGAAGCTCTGACGAACTTAAACAAGACATTAAAGAATACGGTAGAGATAATTTCCGAAGAGAAATCATATCCCTCCACACAACCCTTGGAAAAGTAAACTACGAAGAGACAAGACAACTGTTTCTTAATGATGTCCTGACAGAATCACTTGACGATGGGACACCAAAGTATTACAATAGCAACATCCTCGGACGTTACATGAAAAAAGATTATGGAAACTTTGAATGAAACATTTTAGCAATGTACTTAGTGACAACCTACTATCAGATATTCGTGTAGAGGTATCTGAGAAACATGATGAAGAAGAATGGAAAGGTAGTTTTGCCTGGCGTAATGGATTGATAAAAGGTTTCTTTTCAAATTGTTTATCCACACATATTGGTGGGGAAATGAAAGAAAGAATTGTAAAAGAAATACAACCACTTGTACCAAAATGTAAAGATTATGTATTACAATATTACATTTGGCAACAACTTTCTGGTATCGCTGTTCATAATGATGAAGATAAAGTATTTGGTGCAACAATATATCTAAATGATACATGGGAACCTGAGAACGGTGGAGTTTTTCTATATAAAGATAAAGAAAAAACAGGTCCTGAATGGACTGCTTTATTACCTGAGCATAATACAATGGTCGTGAATGATAATAAGGAACAACATATGGTAACAGCAGTGTCACCATATTCCACTGATTTAAGATACACCATCCAAATTTGGGGAGTAGACGAAACCTATGCAGATTAACCTATGGTATTCAGAGAAACTAAGTCAATGGAGATGGACTTTAACAGAGCAACATTCTGAACGTATGTTACAGAAGTCAGGACAAAACCCAGTTTTAAAACATGCAATGAACGATGTTGCCAATACCGTAGAACATATGCTAGAGTGTAACAAGCAACAATAATCTTATGTTTCCTTATGTAATTGAGGATTCTATACCAGAAGATATGTTTTGGAGAGTGTATGAATTCATGCACTGGCAAGAAGGTTGGATTTTAAATAACAAAGCGTATGACGAATGTTGTTTAAGTTTCTCTAAAAATTTACGTTGGTATTCAAGTCCTGAATTTATTGAAGTTGCTGATTACTTAAAGTTAAAAGTACAAAGAGTAGTAAAATCTAATTTAACTATTGAAAGAGTACTTTGTAACGGACAAGTAACAAACCAATCGTCTATGTTTCATACTGATCCTGGTGATTTTACTTTGGTTTTATTCACTGCTTCTGAATGGAATGCTGAATGGGGAGGAGAGTTCGTATGTGAAGATGATGAAGGTAAACTTCATTACATTACATATAAACCTAACAGATCTGTATTGATACCTGCTTTATGGCAGCATCAAGGATATGCTCCAAACAGAATGACCGATCAATTAAGAACATCACTGGGGATCAACTACAATGTAGTTGACAATATGTTGAAATCCTGATACAATAAATACTACACCATCCCCTCTTTCAATGCAATACGTCCTGTATAACGAAAACTACGACCACGTCGGAACGTTTGATAGTATACAACAAATGAGAAACTTTCTATGTGAAAGAAAGTATGACATTGGCGATAGGACATACATGGAAGATACGTTTGACCACATCAAGGCTATCAAATGGCATTGGGATATTAAGCAAAACTAGGAGGATTATGTCGGGCGATTATCACACACATACAGATAGAAAGTACGATGAAATAATAGAAAGATTAGAAGCATTGGAGAAGAAAATAGAAGCTAAAAACCAAACCCTATATAAAGAATACTGGACTGATTCAAAAAAACATGATGGAAAAACCTTGGGGAAAGTACGAAGTTCTACTTGATGAACCTGAATATAAAGTAAAGAAAATTACTTTGAATCCTAATCAACAGTTCTCATTACAATATCATAATAATCGTTCTGAGGATTGGGTTATTGTTGAGGGATCAGGTACTGTAGCAACTGCTCCTCAATTGACAGTTGGAATAATAAAACCTGCTGCTGTTGGTGATCGATTCCACATCCCAAAAAAGCATATGCACAGGGCAACTGCAGGAGATGATGGGTTAGTATTCATCGAAGTGCAAATAGGAAAGTGTGAAGAAGAAGATATAGTGCGTCTTGAAGATGATTATGGTAGAATAGAAAAGATCAGTCCTATAGAATTAGGTGAACAAAGAGAAATCACAGTATGAACCAACTAAGTGATTATATTAAGGAGTACATTGCATTTACAAAAGATGAATGTGACTTAATCATTGATTTTTATGAAAACAATTTAGATCAAGTTAGAGCTTCTCAGGTATATACTGCTCAAAATCATGGTAATTTAGAGTCAGTTGATGGACTTGCCAGAAAGTCTAATCAAATACAAGTACCTTTTGATGCATCAATTGATGGTTTAATTGAACAAAAAATTAATCAGTTCTTTGCTCAATATCATTGGGACATTGGTAAAATGTTTGATGATGAGTGGGAACAAAACCAAGAAAGAGATGTTCCAGAAAACTTACTTGCAAGTTTTGTATATGAAGATGAAGGATATACTATTGTAAAGTATGAAAAAGATTCTGGTTTTTTTGAATGGCACTTTGATCGATTGGATGATGATAGACAACGTAGACAAAGAGCATTCAGTTGTCTAATATATCTTAATGAGGATTTTGAAGAAGGAGAAACTGATTTCTATTGGTACAAAGTAAAACCTGAAACAGGAAAGATTGTATTTTTCCCATCAGATCATCATTGGCAACATAAAGGAAGAAAACCTTTAAAAGGAGATAAGTATATTATCACTACTTGGTTGCACCAAGCAATTAAAGAAGGTAAAGCAGACATTCCTAGTGGTGCTGACTATCAAGAGTACATTAAACAATCGCAAAAACATTAAAATGATTTTAGTTACAGGTGCTGCTGGTTTCATAGGCAGTAATTTTTTACATTACATTCACAAGAAAACTGATGACGAGATTGTTATTGTAGATAATCTCACTTATGCATCTGATATTAAATACATTGATAAACTAGTCGATAATAAAAGAGTCAAGTTTATTGAGATTGATATTGCTGATGAACAAGCAGTTGATGAATTATTTGTTTCATATAAACCTAATATAGTCTTTCATTTTGCTGCAGAAAGTCATGTAGATAATTCTATTAAAAACTATCGACCATTTATTCAGGCAAATATTTTAGGTACAATTAATTTATTGAATGCTAGTAGAGATGTTGTAGACAAGTTCCATCATATCTCTACTGATGAAGTATTTGGATCACTAGAATATGATGACCCAAATATATTCACAGAAGAAACTTTATACAACCCTAGAAATCCATACTCTGCAAGTAAAGCAGCGTCAGATTATTTTGTTAAAGCATGGCATAACACTTATGGTGTTCCATATCTTATAACAAACTGTTCTAATAATTATGGACCTAGACAACATCCTGAGAAACTGATTCCTCTTACTATCACAAATGCTATTAATGATAGAACAACTTACATGCATGGTGGTGGAGATCAGATTAGAGATTGGTTATATGTCAAAGACCATTGTGAAGCAATCTGGATGTTATATGAACAAGGTATTATGAATGATACATTTAATATTGGTGGTTCATGTGAGAAGAAGAATATTGATGTTGTAAAAGATATACTAGATATCTTAGAAAAACCATATGATCTTATTGGTGTTACAGATGATCGACCTGGTCATGATAAACGCTATGCCATGGATCATTCTAAACTTACTAATGCAATAGGTTGGAAACCTGGTGACAAATGGTTAGAAAATATTAACTCTACAATACAATGGTATCTGTCTCGTTACTACGGTACTATTAATGTGCCACTTTAAAGATTGGATCTATTGTCTTATCATTAAGTTAATGCTATAATTATTATAGAAACAAACAAACCGATGATTGAAGTATTATGCCAGAATGATCCATACAGGTATATCAAAATGCCTGATCTCTTAGAGAATGGACAACCAGACTATCGTATTCAAAAGTGGAACAACCACAATGGATACAAGGACATGTACTGGTGTGATAACTTCATGCAATTGAAAACTGCGATTGAAGACTTTGAGTATACTAAGTGGTTAGATCCTGCAGGTGTTCCTTGCTATGTAAAGGATCATGTCAAAGCAGAGTAGTTTTAAAGTCAATTATATAAGTATTGCAGATAACCCTGACAAACTAAAGTTGCTTGTCAGGGAATATGATAGTGTCGATAAAACACAACAGTATAATAAGTGTCCTGTTTTTAAACACAGAAAAAACAGAACCTTTGTTGGATACTCTCCTATAGACTATAAACTAGGATTTGATAATGGTGTTATGTGGTCAACTCATCCTGAGTTGATAGGTCAGTTTAATATATCAGATCCTGAGAATCCTAAGGAATTAGTCTTTCAATTAGAAATCTGTAACTTTGCTTTTTGGACAGATGAACCTGATGTTTGGATGGATTATAGTTCTCATCCATTAACTTCTTTAAATAATAATTTTACTGTGGTTGAAGGATGGTTTAACATATCTAATTGGAGTAGGAATACTAGTCTGGCAACTCGACTAGTTGATAAAACTAAACCACTTATCATTAAAAAAGGTGATCCTCTATTCAGAGTAACTTTCTTGTCTCCTGATTTAAATAGTGGAGTTATTTTAAAAGAGAGAAGTGAATTAGCTAAATTAGAATTTCATTTATCTAAACCAAAATCTAAAAATTATGAGGAAGGAAACAAATTGTTTTCGAGAACACCGAACAAATGTCCATTTCCCTTTCTTAAATTTCTTTCTAAATAAGGAGGGTTTACAAGACCCCTTTTTTTGTGTATACTATTAACATAAGTAATTTCAAGCATGACGAGAGTAACAACGTACAGCAGCGAATACAAAAAGACCGCCCTAGTACTAGGTGCAGGTGGTTTTATTGGCAGTCATATGGTAAAGAGACTGCGTAAAGAAGGTTATTGGGTAAGAGGTGTAGATTTAAAGTATCCTGACTTTGCTAAGACAGAAGCAAATGAATTTATTGTAGGTGATCTCCGCAGTACTGCATTTGTAAATTCTATTCTTGAGTTCAAAGGGTATCAAGGGAACTATTATAATTCTGTTCCTTATCAACACATCCTTCCCTTTGATGAGATCTACCAGTTTGCTGCTGACATGGGTGGTGCAGGTTTTATATTTACAGGAGAGAATGATGCAGACATCATGCATAACTCTGCTTCTATAAACTTAAACGTGCTTGAAGGTGTCCATCAATTAAATAAAACCTTTGATGGTATAGTAAAAGAATATACTGTTTGTAATCGTCCTAAGTTGGATCAACCAACTAAGATCTTCTACTCTAGTTCTGCTTGCATGTATCCAGAGTACAACCAACTTGACCCTAATAATCCAGATTGCCGTGAAGAATCAGCATATCCCGCAGCACCAGACTCAGAATACGGATGGGAAAAACTCTTTTCGGAGCGTCTCTATCTTGCTTACAACCGTAATCACGGTATTCCTGTGCGTGTTGCCAGGTATCATAATATCTTTGGACCACAAGGAACATGGAATGGAGGAAGAGAAAAGGCACCAGCAGCAATTTGTAGAAAAGTAGCATACCTTCCTGATGTTGGAGGACCAATTGAAGTATGGGGTGATGGTGAACAGACACGTTCATTCCTTTATATTGATGAATGTATTGAAGCAACTTGGAGATTGATGAACTCTGATTTCTTAGGACCAGTCAATATTGGTTCAGAAGAAATGGTTACTATTAATGAACTTGTAAATATTACTGCAAAAGTTGCAGGTAAAGCAGTTCAGAGAAGACATAAGTTAGATGCACCCCTTGGAGTTCGTGGTCGTAACTCAAACAATGATCTTGTAAGAGAGAAACTTGGATGGGATTATTCACAACCTCTTGAAGAAGGTATCCGTAAAACATACGAATGGATTTCAGAACAAATTAAATCTGAAAGTACATTCCAAACCGAAGTTCTTGATGAAGTTTTAGCATGAGTTTATCTGTGTATGGTGCGACTGGATACATTGGTCGCACATTTTGTAATATGTTTCCTAAAAAGTCTCGTGCCATTGATAGAGGGCAAAGGACTCCAATGGACAAAGACATTTTATATTTTATTAGTACAACACACAACTATAATGTGTTCAAGGAAATTACATTGGATGTAAAGAGTAACCTTATGGTTCTCACTGAAGTACTTGACCGAGTTGTAGAAGTTAAAGATCGTAGGTTCGATACTCATGAAGACATTACGTTTAATTTTATTAGTTCTTGGTTTGTATACGGTGATGCAAATGACAATCCAGTTTCCGAAGACGGACTCTGTGATCCAAGAGGGTTCTACTCCATTACGAAGAGAGCAGCAGAACAACTAATCATTTCTTTTTGTGAAACCTTTGGAGTTAAGTATAGAATCCTTAGGTTATGTAATGTTCTAGGTGATAATGACCCTGATGCATCACTACAGAAAAATGCAATCACACAGATGATTGACAATATGAGAAATGGTCAACCAATTAGACTGTATAATGAAGGAACAGACATTAGAGATATCTTACATGTAAAAGATGTTTGTAGAGCAATTGACTTGGTGATTGAAAAGGGAGAGAAAAACCAGATTTATAACATTGGAAGTGGACAACCTACTAAAGTTGGTGATATAATTGACAGAGCAAAAGAACTTTTAAATTCTTCCTCTGAAATTGTTTCTGTACCATCTCCTAAGTTTCATTCTATTGTACAGACAAAAGATTTCTGGATGGATACTACTAAATTAAAATCTCTTGGTTTTGAACCACAGATTTCTACTGATGATTTGATTAAACAACTATGCAAGATCTGATTAAAAATTTTATTTCTACGGCTAAGGAACGTGACTTAGACCTCTTCCCATATCTTGCCAATAAGAAATCATTTGATCCTACAAAAGATACTGTTTACTACAGTGGTCCTTATTGGAATGATGAAGAACCAACTACGATTATTGAAGCAATACTGAAAGGTAAATGGTTACCTGCTGGTGAGAAAGTTAATAAGTTTGAACGTGAGTTCTCCAAGATGTTTGGATTTGATAAGTCCATCATGGTAAACTCTGGTAGTTCTGCTAATCTTGTGATGCTTGCTGCACTCAAGAAGTATTATAATTGGCAAGATGGTGATGAGATTATTGTATGTTGTTGTGGATTTGCAACTACGATTGCACCTATTATTCAAAACAATTTAAAACCTGTCTTTGTTGATATTGATTGGAAAGATCTTAACTGGGATATAGACCAGATCTCATCTAAAATTACTGAAAGAACCAGAGCAGTATTTTCTTCACCTGTTTTAGGTAACTCTTATGATCTTGAATGGTTACTTGACATCTGTGAGACAAATAATATTCAGATGATTTCTGATAATTGTGATTCTCTTGGAAGTACTTACAAAGGTAACTTCCTTACATCATGCTCTGTTGCAGCATCTTGTTCTTTCTATCCTGCTCACCACATTTCTACTATGGAAGGTGGTATGGTTTCTTCTAACATTCCTGATATTGTTGATCTTGCCCGTAGTTTTGCATGGTGGGGTCGTGGTTGTTGGTGTGTTGGTTCACAGAATAAACTTCCTAATGGTGTATGTGGTAAACGATTTGATAATTGGTTAGGTGATGAGATTGGTATTGTAGATCATAAGTATGTGTTTGGTGTTGCAGGTTATAATTTAAAACCACTTGATCTACAAGGTGCAGTTGGTTCTGTTCAACTCAAGAAGTTTGATGAGATCCATACTAAGCGTAGAATAAACAAAGCAAACTTAGATGGTATCTTTGAGAAAGTTGATGGTCTCCGTACCATTAATGAACTAGAAGAATCAGAGACTAGTTGGTTTGGTGTTCCTATTGTTTGTAGAGATAAGAAACAAAAGACAGCACTAGTTAAACATCTGGAAGATAATAGAGTTCAAACAAGAAATTATTTTGCAGGTAATATTCTTCAGCATCCTGGCTATCGTCACCTTGGTGATGCATCCAAATACCCAAATGCTAATCAAGTATTAGACAAGGTATTCTTTGTTGGTTGTTCTCCTACAATTACTGAGGAGATGAT